CTCTGACTTCCATCCACAATAGAGCCGATCTTAGCGTCTCCTGCTCCGTAGAGGAAGGCGTATATAAATGTCTTTGCCTGAGCTCGTGTAGACAAGCCTGCATTGACTTGGTTTGTTGTATGAATGTCTCCGTTGAGGATTTCATCCGTATACTCCTTGTCGTTCATAAATGAGGCAAGCATCCTCAATTCCAACCCACTAGCATCGACACCGACGAGTTTGTAGCCTTTAGGTACAACCCAACAGGCACGACACTCTGCACCATAGGGTGCTCCTACCGCAGGCACTTGAGCCATGTTCGGCTTACTATGTGTCATACGTCCTGTGACTGCTCCGCAGGCGTTGACCTGTCCATGCACTCGACCGTCACTCTCGATTGCGTCAAGCCATGACTGCACTTGGGCGATCCGTTTACCAACCATGAGATACTCCGCAATAAGTTGAGCTTCAGGAATATCAGTAACGCCCTCAAGTGTCTTTTCGTCAACAATAGCTTGACCAGTCTCCGTAAACTTCTCAGGCTTCCATCCGAAACGCCTAAGATACCTCCCGATTTGCTGTCGTGAGCCTAGGTTGAACGCAGGCCAGTCGATACGAGAAAACGTACCACCTACTTGCGTCCAGTCGTCCCCAAGGAACTTGAGTCCCACTGAAGAAATCGAACCATCTTTCTTGTACTTAGGTTCGATCTCTTTAACGAACGTAGGTAACGGACGAAATTTTTCATGTACGGCTTCTTCAAGATCATTTTGTTTCTCCTGTAGTTCAGCTACTAGGTCTGTGGCTTTTCTTTCGTCGAGCAACCAACCGTTCTGGATTTGCTTACTAATTGAATACTGCACGTCGTGCTCAAGATCAATGCTGTCAGTTCCAAACTGACCAAGCTCCTGCATGAGTACCTCGTATACTCGTTCAGTGACCCTAACATCCTGCTGACAGTAAACCACCATTTCTGGCGTAAGCGCAGACCAATCATGATAATCTCCTTTAGGGAACTTCAGACGCTCGCCCCATGCGGCCAATGAATGTCCTCCCTCCAATTGTGGATTGTATAAACGTGACATGACTAACGTGTCGGTTACTTTACAATCTATCGACACACCCAACAAACGCTCAACGACAGGAACGTCATATCGGATAACATTGTGTCCAATAACCTCTGTCACGCCCTCCATTAGACATTCCCATGTCTGTTTGTCTGGCATCTCAATCGTAATCATCTCGTCACCTTTGATGGCACATATACACCAAATGACTGATGGATTAAGACCGTTTGTTTCAATGTCAAAGATTAACCGCACTAGAACTCCTCTATCGTATTCGCGTCATGAACTTCTGGCTTCTCACCACGTTCTAGTCTACCAGTTAATGCGTTATAATACAACCAACCCGCTGATCCTGTGATGCCTGTGCGACGACATTTGACGACCTGCACCTGTGTACTGTTCCGTGCATACTCATCTTCTGCCATCTTGTCACGACTCAACAGAATCGTATTGAATGCAATCTGATTGATAGAGCCTGAGCCCTTCAGATCATATTCGTTCACGTTGTGCGGGTTCGACATACTAGGCTTCCGCATGTGACTGACGACGATAATTGAAACGTCAGTCTCCTTGGCGAGCTTGAGCAACCGATCCATGAACTCATCGACCGTCTCGTTGCTGTTGCTCGTTACAGCGGCCTGCAGTGGGTCAATGATCAACACATCACAGCCGTTGCCCTTGACCATCGCACGGAGCTTCATGAACAGTTCATCAGTGTCTACCGCACCGTTGTGATCCAATAGCAGGATACGACCGTCCGTTATGATCTCTGAGCGCAAGCGATCAAAGTCAATGTTACGACGATCCTCCAGTGACAGGTTGTGCCCTGTGTGAATCGTCAAGAGGTTCTCTACAGCCTCCCCGTTTGATGCCTCCAGAAACGCACAGCCAATCGTCTTGGTCGTGTTCTTCCAGAAGTGGTACGTGATTTCATTGACCATAGTGGTCTTACCGACAGAGGTGAGCGCACCGACGACGGTGATCTCCCCTGCGGCAATGCCTCCGTTAAGCATTGAGTTCAGCATACCAAACGACTCAGGGAACGGAATGATCTCCTCAGTCCCACGCTTGATAAAGTCGCCCCAAGCGTCCTCAAGTGTGATCACTCCGGTCATGCGGTAGGCTCTAGCCTCCCACCACTGAGCAGTAAACGCCCTGACCTTATTGTTCATCAGGTAGTCAGAAGCGTCCTTGTAGTCCGACAGGTTGACGATCTTAGCCTTGTTAGGGCTCAGGATTTGTGCACACTTTTCAGCGGCCTCTTGTCCTGCAACGTCATTGTCGAAACAAATCACGACATTCTCAAAGCCCTCAAGCCACTCTAGGTTCCGCTTGAAGTCCTTCACTGCGCCACCTGCACCCTTAGACACTGAGACCACGGGATAGCGTGACCCTAGCATCTCAAAGGCCGCAAGTGCGTCGAGCTCTCCCTCAACGACTGTGACGTAGCGACCGCCTGTGTTGAACAACTGCTGACCGAACAGCGTGTTGTTACGCATATCTCCTTTCGTCATAAAGTCTTTGGTCGCCACTGTGCGAACCTTAGACCCGACGAGCTTGTTGTCCTTGTCGTAGTACGGATAATACTGCTTGGTCGCATCGACAGTCACGCCGTACTTTTGCACTGTGTTCAGTGAGATACGACGGTCTGTGATGGCCTGTGGTGTTCCGTACATCTCGACAGGCTTGTTGTAACGAACTACGTTACTCTCTGTAGCTTCCACGCCTTCCACCTCCTTGAAGTGTGTTTGACAGGCGAAACAATACCCATGACCGTCAGAGTAGACCGCAAGCCCGTCAGACGACGGACAAGCGGGACACTGGCGGTGTTCGATGAAATCAGCCTTAGAATTCACCGTCATCATCGTCCACCGTCATTTCACCTTTCTCGACGACACGAATCGCCTGCAGGTACGGTGCGACACCGTGGACAGGGTGAGGGTTGCCAAGGTTGTACTTGATACGAACCTTGTCACCGTAACGCACGGATGACTTGCTCACTGGCTCGCCATCGTTGTCAATGACAGGGAAGTCCTCAAACTTAGTTGTGAACTTACGTTGTGCTTGGTTTTTGTACATCTTAATCTTGATGCCTTCCTTTTCGAGCTTCTCAGCTTCAGGATCGTCAAGCACGATGACCAATGAGTATTTGCCAGTAGACTGGCCGTTGAACACCTCGTGTTCGCTTAGGTTCGCAAATGCGACAGTACCATTAATGACAGACATTATCTGACCTCCTTAGGTTCAGGTGTTGTGATTGGGGTGTCCTGTAAGACAGCCCCTAGCTCTAAAAGACGCTTGCCTGACAGTTCCGACAGACAGGCATCGTATTGCGGTTCAGGGTCTTCAATCTGGTCAAAGACTCTGCTCCGTAACTCTAATAGTATAATGCTAGTTGAGATATTGTGCAACAGCATTCTGGTACTCCTTGAACTCTATAGAGTCCTTTAGTTGTTTCTTTACGTTTAACTTCTTAATCCTACTCCGTAGGTTCTTCTGAAGTTCCTTGGTTGTCTTTAGTAATAACATTATACCACCATTTTTCATCTAACTCAAGTTCAGCGTTACGTGATACTGAAAGACATTCACTACAGAGGTCGAAAAACTCCCCCGTGCTGTGGTCTTTCATGGTCGACTCTTGGTCGTTCAGTTCAACATTGCAAGCTCTACAGCGCATAATATTTTCCTCAGTTAAAACATTTCCATAAAGTGAACAGTATCATAATTATTTTCATCAGTTCAACCATTTCGACCCCGTAGGAGCCACGTTAGTAATCCACCGAACACCGATGCAGTCGCAATGGTGATCAGAAGTAACAGCGCAAAGTCTGCAAAGGTTATCGTTTCCATGTCTTGATGGCCTCCTCAAGCCGTCTGTCGTATAAAGAGCCCCTAGGAGCTACAGAGAGCTCCTGTGAGCGACGTTTGTAATATTCTGATAGTGACCTATTACCCTGCCAGTCGAACTCCTCAGAGAGGAATTGACACCAAAGGGCCGCACAGGCAGTCGTTAGACCACCTGTGACCGGGTCACGCTCTACATGCGGTACTCTATTCATCGTGTAACCCTACAAAGGTGTCATAGGCAGACTCAGCTCGTTGAGTTGCTTGGTATTCGTCCCAAGCCTCGTCAGCCGTCGAGCCGGTTATCGTCTCGTAGACATCAAACCACGTTGCGTCGGTCTGCTTCTGTTTAGTGATAGCGAATATCACCTCGTCAATGACCCACTGAAGCTGTGGGTCATAGTGTTCCTCAGGCGAGGTCGTTGTTGACATGTCCGTCCTCCATCCCTTCTACATCGAACCCTTCCGCTTTGAGTGCGGCTAGTACCTCTAATGGAACCATATAGACCCCGTCGTAGTCGTACAGCGTCCCGTCGGCCTCAAACCATAGACCACCGCCTAGCTCGTCGCCGAGCTCGTTATCCTCGAACCAACCACGCAGGCGGTCGTCATGTATGCCAATCTCAAATCGTTCTGTATAAATGCGTTTCATACCACTGGTACTCCGTCAACGTATGTTGTGTGATTGCGTGTGCACACATCAACCCCAAGGGCTCTCAGGCGTGACTTGGTGGTGTTCGTAGGCCAGTCTGCAAGCGTCTCTAGATTCGGCTTGACGTGACCAGACCAACCCCAACCACTGCTGTACACATCAACGTCTGCAATGTGGTGCCCGTGCAGGTAGACCTTGCGTAGGCGTGTCTCAGGCTCAACCCTGACCATCGTGTTAGCTGATGACCAGTTACGACCCTGTGCAATTGCGTAGTTCATTTCTTTCTCGATCTTTCTCATGATATATGCCTCCTCAGGCGTTGATTGAGGGGCCACAATAGCGGCCCCAATTGATGTTGTCAAGCTCCGTAAAGAATCCGACCGGCGACCCAGTGGATCACTTCACGCATTGATCCAAACTTAGTTGACTCTGACATTTCGTCAAGATCGTCAGCGGCATCTAGTGCCTCAAGATCGACAGCGTACCAAGAGTCGTCAGAGCGTGTTAGTTGAAAGCGTGTCCGCTCGTCCTGACGGTACTGATGAACGCCTAGGCGATCAATGTAGAACTCGTCCCAGTTCTGTGACTCGTCGATAGTCTCGAATGTTGTCCATGTAGTCATAGTGATACTCCTAATCCGTCTGTTTCTAAGTCAGTAAATG